GGTGACCAAAAGCGCACTAAATCGCCATGAAGACTCGAAAAAGCTGAAATCCGCCACATGAAGCCCAAACGACCAACCGGCCTATCAATCAACGCCATCAGTGAAAAGACTGGCGTTGACCGTAGGACGCTCAAGAAACGGCTAAAGAACACGCCGCAGGTTGAAGGTGGCGGATACGATTTAGCCGACGTTGAATCGGCTCTGGCAGCATCCGCAAAGGCTGACGGCAATTTGAAGGATGAGAAGTTGCGCGAGGAGATTCGCAAGCTACGGATTGCGAACGACCTTAAACAAGGCGAGCTAGTGCCAAAAAAATTGGTCGCCGGAGCGGTTCGCAAAACCCTGCCGGAGATTCCTAAGATTTTAGATCAGCGGCTCGTTCAAGAAGCCCCGACGCCAGAAGAAAAGATTCGGGCGCGAAAGGCGATTGACGAGTGCGTGAAGATAATCGAAGCGATGGGAAAGGAGTGGGCGATTTAGAATGACCATCATCGAACAAGCATGGCGTGATGTCTGGTCGCAAAAAGACCGTCGTCCGATTTACGATTGGGCGCACGATAACGTCAGCCTGTCCGCGCCATTGACCAAGACAGGCGCGTTTGATGTTTCAACGTCACGCCACTTCATCGCTATCTTTGACGCGCTGCAAAACGATTTCGTGCGCGAGGTAAATTGCCTCAAGCCAGTTCGCGGCGGCGGCACGTTGATTGGTGACGTATGGATGCCATGGACGCGGACGAACGAGCCGGGGCCGTTTATGTTCGTCCTGCAAACCGACCCGATAGCCGACGACCATTTCCAAAAAGTTTTGATGCCGACGCTCGAAAGCGTTCCCGAAATCAAACGGCAACTCGATGCGCTAGATCGGTTCAAGAAAACAGGGCGCAAGATTGAATTTTCAGACGGCAACCATCTGCACGTTAATGGCCCGTCCATCGGAAACCTGCAAACGAACGCATTCAGATATTTGCAATTAGACGAGTGCTGGATGTATGCGCCCGGACGCATGGCCGATGCCGAGGCTCGCGTTGGTGATTTTGTAAAACAGCAACGGTCAAAGATTTTTCGAGTATCGCAAGGCGGGCCAAACGAAGGCGTGAACATCGAAGAGGACGACTGGCATCGCGCCTATCACGCCGCGCAAATACACGAATGGCAAGTGCCTTGCCTGTCCTGCGGTAAAATGATGGATGCGGCATTTGCAGGCCAACGCGAAGACGGCAGCTTTTGGGGAATTACATGGGACAAAACAGCCAAGCGGGACGGTGGCGATTGGGATGTGCCAAAAGCCGTTGAGACAGTCCGTTTTGAGTGCCTTCATTGCGGTCACATGATGGAAGATTCGACACGCACAAAATCGCTTTGGAATGAAAACGGCGCGTATCGTGTGGCGAGCGGAAACAGCACCAGCAAGAAATCATTCCATTGGGAAGCTGTCATAGATTACCCGTGGCGCGAGTTGGTTGAACTGTGGCTTGAGGCTTGCAACGCCGAACATCGCGGCGACTTGAAACCGAAGTTGCAATTTTACCAGAAACGGCGGGCGATGTTCAAAACCGAGGAACAACTTTTGCGCGGCGGATTGTCGTTCAAGCGGACGAGCTACGAGATCAGCACCGACTTGCAAGCTGGCGAATTTGATTTTGCCACATTCGACAAGCAGGCCGAGGATATGTATTGGGGCAGCGTTCGCCGTTGGTATGCAAACGGCAAGAGCCGCCGTATTTGGTTTGGCAAGATTTACGGCGAAGCTGCCATCAAAGACATCGCCACAAAATACAAAGTCCAATCCAACCGCGTCGGAATTGATTCAGGGTTTGAGCCGAAAGGCGACCGTGGCGTCTATGCAATGTGCGTCCGTAACGGCTGGATTGCGCTTAAGGGTGAGGACGATTACGAGTTTATCCACACGGCAAAGAACGGGCGCAAGATACGTCGCTCGGTTTCCCAACTGACATGGGCCGACCCTGAAATGGGAACGGGCAATCAGGGTCGGAAATACGCGCCATTGATTCGGTTCAGCAAGCCGCAGATGAATCAAAAGGTTCAAAGCTTGATTGAATCCGGCACATGGGAAGAGCCGCAGACCGGCGATGCGGAGACGGAAAAGATTTACGCCGAACAGATGGGCAGTCGCATCCGAATGGTGGATTACAACAAGCGCACGGGGCAAGCTCGCGTGTTTTGGAAAGAGTCAAAAAATGACCATGCTCGCGATTTGGCAAATATGCAATGCACGTTTGCAATCTTGGCGTCTGTGCTGCCTGACCCAGCCGCCGAGCAATTGACCGCTACCGAGAAAGAGCAGTTTGAAACACCAACCAATCAACCGCAATGAACTCAATCATAACCGGCGTAAAAGTTGTTTTTGCGATTCCGAAAAATCAAAAGCCAATCGTAATTCGGCTAAATGATTTAGTCGACGATTTTAAAATTCGGTTACGTTTTAGGAATACCGAAACGGGCAAGGCTTACATCAAAACAAAAGATTCAATCCGATGTTTTATTATAAAAGACACGCCAACGCATTGGTTGATTGACGGACAACTTGAGCAGGGCAAAAACAAAAAACTATGAACGACGACTCCATCCAAGTGCGCGGCGACCGCAGCGCCATCGCGGACGAACTCGGATCGGTAGATTTCAACTACGACGAGATTGACCGTGGCAACCCGCTGGCGGCCATCATCAACGAGGATGAAGTCGGCGAAGCGTATCGTGAGGCGTCGCGCCGGCAGATGGATTTCCTACGCCGCGTCATCATGGCGATTCAAGACTATCGTGGTGACAAGGCTTTCGCGATAGATTGCGCTTGCTTGGCGTTGGGCTTTCACGCGCTTGCACGGGCAAAGACGCAGGACGAACTGGCGAAGCGTTACAACTGCACGAAGGCCAACGTGAACCGCGCCGTGAACTCTATCCAGTTTGCCATTGGCATTGAACCATTGCCCGGCCAACGGTGCAAAGAAGCGCGTGGCAAATTTTCCGAAGTCCGCAAACAACAACTCAAATCCAATGGCTAACTATTTTGAAAATCCGATATTAAAATGCTCGGCTGAATGTGTCGTGCTTGTGCAAGTTCGAGTGGTAAAACATTTTCACGTTGAATCGGTTTGGGCTGTCCAGCGGCAAACCAGCAACGGGCCTGAAATTATCAGCATGAGCAGCGACTTTGACGCCGCGCTTAAACAATACGAACAAGCAACCCAAAAACCACTATGAGCAACATCGAACTAGCTGCCAAATCCAAGACCATCGAAGGCATCAACCGCAATTGGGACAAGGTTCGCTCAATCGCCGCCGACATCGGGCAAAACAAAATCTCGCTCGTCAATCTAGGCCGCGTCATCGGCATCCAGTTGCAAGAATTGGCCGGACGCGATCAAATCAACTTTGCCTTTTTCAACCATCACGCCGCCGATTTTCCGCCGTCGCTGAATTTTGAGGCGGCAAAGAAATGCGTGAAGCTGGCGAACAATCTCGCGCAGCCCGTCAAGACCATCCAAGAAGCCGAGCGGGTTGAACAGATGTTGCTTGAGGCGACGGGAACGGTGGACGCGCCGAAACGGTTGGAGCATCACACCAGCCGCGACTTGCCGCCAGCGACGTTCTTTTTCTCGGTGTTCACGGATGCCCGTGAGAAAATCACCAAGAAGCTGGCAGGCGCCAGCACATGGGACGATGAAACGCGGGAATCGGTCAAGGCTGAGGTTGCGCGGGCGGAGAAGTGGCTTGAACAAGTGAAGCAACAGGTTTTCTAGTCAGTAATCAAACCAGCATCACGGCGCGAGTCATAACCGGCTCGCGCCTTTTTCTTTTTGACTCTGTGCCATTGAAAGAATGGCGATGAATTTATTTTTAGGATGGAATCAGCAAGACCTCGAAGCCGAGCTTCGCAGGGCGCAAGAGGATTTGGCCGCAGGCAAGACCATCACGCAAAACCGTTCTGGCGATGTCGGCAAGGTTGAACAAGTCGAAGCGTCAGCACTCACCCGCATCAGGCAGCTACTTATCGCTCTGAACAAGCTCGACCCGACGACTTATCCCGCTGACCAAATTTCTCCCGTCAATCGCACGAAGGTGACATTTGACCGACCCACTTACTATGGCTACTAAACGAAAGCCGTCCGTCCAATCTGGCAAGAAAAACGCCGCGTCGAAACCGCTTAAGATCAACGACGCATCCACGCAACGCGGATATGCGGGCGGTGATTTGCTGATTCAAGCCGCACGGCAAACGCCTGACCGTCGCCGCATTCTGCCGATGGATAAAGACGTTCACCGTAACGTCAGCAGCTACGGACGCAGGACGTTAATGAGTCTTGGCCGCTGGATGTTCTATAACATCCCCGAAGTTCAAGGCGCAGTTTTGGAGCAGGCGAATCTGGCAACGTCTACTTTCATCCCGCAATACGCTGGCAAAAACAAAGCGTGGGGCGTTCAGGCGGAGCAATGGTTGCGCGAGTGGCACAAAATCATGGATGTGTCAGGCTGGCCTTTCGACTATGAGACGTATGTTCAATTTCTCGTCATCAACCCACTTGTTGACGGAGATTTGGGGACACTACTTACCGAGACGGAATCGGGTTATCCGCTCATCCAAACCATCCCCGCGCACCGCATTGATTCGACCACCTACGACATCGTTGACGGTGGCGAATACGACGGGATGCGATTGATTGACGGCGTGATTGTGGACGATTTCAGCAAGGCCGTGGCGTATCGGCTCAAGACGCAAGACAATCCCGGCAACACGGCTGACCATATTGACGTTCCGGCGCGGGATATGTTTTTGAGCTATTCCCCGCTATCGCCAAACCAGATGCGCGGATTCTCTGCGCTGGCATCGGCGGCTTTCAACCTTCAAGACCGAGACGAATCGCGCAAGTTTGAACTCATCGCGCAAAAAGCGTTTTCATCCAAGACG